ATATCCGCCACATGGTATCAAGAGCCGCGACCGGAGAAAAATTAAAGGTTGATCTCAATCAGTTTATCGAGAAAAATTACCCGGAGTCATTCGCACTGGCAGGTGAGATATGTAAGGAGCTTGGAAAGGACTTAAATCATGAGTTTTTGGACAATGAGACAGGCTACCTTGCCATACATATCGAACAGATTAAGTGTGATGAGATGGTAAGTGAATAATAAAATGTGAAAACCTTCCTGCACATTAGGTTATGTACAAATCTCTTGCAATGTGGTACACTACATAGTTGTATCAACAAACATCCGATACACAAAATACATATGAAATCAATTTAAAGGAGATATATATACCATGAAACTCGGCATCGTTGCTACGAGGGGTATCTAACATAGTTCATTATATCCTCACAAACCGCAACATACCTCAATTTTACGATGTTTCACATGAAATCTTAATTTTATATAATTCGTTATATATTCACATAAATAAACAAAAAATGGTACACTATTGGTACATGAATGGTACATGGAAAAACCTTATGCATGACAATAATTAGAGAAGAACATGGAAATGCTCTTCTCTTTTTTTATGCCACAATTTAGGCATAAGGAGATGATGTTGTGTTTGACGATGATGTGAGAGAAAAAATATTTGCTAAAAGTGAGTTACAAAAAATCGACCTAATGACATTATCCCTTGTCATTAAAGCGATAGAGGAAGTTTTGGAGGAAAACAAAGATGAACATGCCGTATCAGCAACCAATGATGAATTATACACCTAATTATGGAGCGTATCAGTACAACCCAATGGCGAGCTATCAGAGATACCAACAGCCTGAGCCAACACAAGGAATAAGTGGCAGAGTAGTACAGGCAGTTGAGACTATTAATCCCAATGAGGTGCCGATGGATGGCAGTGTGGCATTTTTTCCAAAACAGGATTTAACGGAGATATATGCTAAGAGTTGGAATGCTGACGGAACAATACGCACATTGACTTTTAAACCGGCTCTAAATGGTAAGACAGACATTTTATCGGGTGACACGGAAAAGCTTGAATTTGACCTATCAGAGAAAGCCACAGAGGGCATTATGGCAAAGCTCAACGAACTATCAGAGAAAATCGAGCAATTATCTTTAGGGGCACAAAGAAAAACTCCACGAACACAAAGTAAGGAGAGTGAAAAAGTATGAATGTAATGGGAATAATGCAACAGATAATGAGCAATAATCGTGTAATGGGAAACCCAATGATTAAGAATGCAATGAGCATGGCTCAAAGCGGAAACAGCAAGGGAATTGAGCAAATGGCGAGAAACCTATGCAAAGAAAAAGGCATTAACCCTGACGATGTAATGAAGCAGATTAGAGGTAATTTTGGGATATAGCATATGAGAGAACGTGCGCACGGCTCTTTATGAAATAAATTTTGGAGGTAAAACAGATGTTCAACACAGGAAATTGTCCAAGCGTACCTATCGTGGCGAATTTGGACGGAAACAACGGAAATAACTGGAATGACGGCTCTTGGCTTTGGTTCCTTATCGTAGTATTTGCGATATTTGGGGGCTGGGGTAACGGCTTCGGTGGCTTCGGTGGCACTAATGGTGGTGTCGGCAGTGAAATTCAGAGAGGTTTTGATAATTCAGCAGTTATCAGCAAGTTAGATGGCATTTCTAACGGCTTATGTGACGGCTTTTATGCCATGAACAACAGTATGCTCACAGGCTTTAATGGTATTAACACAAATATCATGCAGACCGGATATGGCATACAACAGGCAGTAAACGCTGATACAGTTGCTAATATGCAGAATACCAATGCTTTACAGTCACAGCTTGCTAACTGCTGCTGCGAGACGAGAGAAGCCATTCAGGGCATAAACTACAACATGGCAACTAACACTTGTGCTTTACAAAACACCATGAATAGCAACACAAGAGACATCATTGACAGCCAGCAGGCAGGAACGAGGGCTATTCTTGATTATCTCTGCAATGAAAAAATCTCTAGCTTACAGGCAGAAAATAACGACCTTCGCAGAGCAGCTTCACAGGATAGACAGAGCGCATTACTTACAACTCAGATGGCAGCTCAGACACAGCAGATTATCAACGCTGTAAATCCGGCACCAATCCCGGCATACACAGTACCTAACCCAAATGCTTATGCATATGGATGCGGATGCAATACCGGATGTGGCTGTTAAAACAGAATAATTGAGTATCTTAATTAAGTTAACTCAATCTAAACCGATTAAAAATCATTTTTAGTCGAGGCTTAGTCCAAGTTTAGTCGGGAGTTAGTCGAGATTATGTCTGCTAAGCAGTATTACTTATAACCCAAGGGCAGACTATAATGTTTGCCCTTATTTTGTGAAAGAGAGGATTTTATTATGGCTGAATTTTCAAATGTTGCAACACAGACAGTTGCAGTAAACGGAAATGTATTATTTACAGATGCGCCAACGTCTGTATGCAATAAAGGATATATTTCACACAGAACAGGAAGCGGATTAATTAACCTTAAAGGCGCTACCAACGCTTGCAAAGCAAAGTACAGAGTAGAATTTAACGGAAATGTTGCAGTTCCTACGGGCGGAACCGCAGAAGCAATTTCATTAGCTATTGCTGTCGAGGGTGAGCCAGACTTATCTACGCTGGCAATCTCTACACCAACAGCAGTTGAAGCATTTAACAATGTGTCTATGGCAACAGATGTATGGCTTCCTTGCGGATGCTGTCAGGCCGTTTCTGTCAAGAATACATCTGCACAGGCTATCAGTGTTGCAAATGCTAGCATCACAGTAAATCGAATTGGTTAGGGGGGTGAGAGTATGCACATTGAAAGAATGCACAAAATGCAAGAGTGTCTTACAGAGAAAGCCGTCAGCGAGTTTGAAAAGGGTATTGAGAATGTTGACACTTCTGAAATGGGTGAGGTCGTAGATATGATAAAAGACCTTGCAGAAGCTGAGTATCATTCAATAATTTCCAAGGCCATGAAAAAGGCTGATGAAGAGGAAGAAGAGTACGACAAAGAACTCCTAAGAAGTCTTAAGACAGAATATGGTGAAGAAAGTGGCAGAAGATACTACGACCACTATCGCTATGCAAATGGCAGATTTGCCCCTAAAGGCCGTGGAACGCGCAGAGGATATGAAGAACCGCCATATTATCACATGCCGGTAAACTACAACGACATGGAGTATATGCGTGACATGGATAAGGGCATGGGGCGAATGTATTATACCGAGCCTGTTGTATCAGACAATAATTCATCACATACGATTGAAAGCGGTTATGACAGAGCAAAGAGAAACTATACAGAGACTAAGGAAATGCATAAAAACAACACGCCGGAGGATAAGGAACATAAGATGAAAGCCCTTGACGGCTACATCAAAGAGCTTGGTGGCGATATTACACAGCTTATTGGTGATATGACAGCAGAAGAACGCAATCTTATGCGTACCAAACTTAGTACACTTGTTTCTAAACTGTAAATTTAAAGGCTATGAGTAGCAATATTCATAGCCTATTTCATTCAGAAAGGAGCATACAGATGATTTTTAGCATTAATGGTACAATGTGGCAAGTACAATATAAAAATTCAAATTCGGGCGAATTAAAGCGGTCAGACAATGTTTCTGTGCTAGGTGTAACCGATAGAAATACACACACAATTTATCTGTCAAATGCCTTGCATGGATTTATGCAACGCAAAGTGCTGATACACGAAGTATGTCACGCAATCTGTATGTCCTATGATGTGTATTTGCCTATCGAACAGGAAGAGATATTGTGTGATTTTGTAGCAACATATGGGGATGAAGTGTTTGATATTGTTGACATGATACTTGGGGCAGTTAGGAGTGATAGATACTATGGATAAAATAGATAGACTATTAGAATACATACACCGGACTAATCCGGAAATGACACGGCAGAAATTGATTGAAAGACTAGGAGAGAGTGACTACAGTGCCAAGAGTATTTATTTTTTGGCAATTCAAAACTCGAAAAAATCCTAAAAAATTTTGATACCCCCCTACCTTTTGAATTTTTCGATTTCAAAAATCCGTTCGCAAAATTTTACAAAAACTTGTCGAGAACTTGCAAAGAACTCGCACTGCACTTTAATTGAGTAAAGTTTTCTGAAAATTCAAACATTTTCCGTGAATTGGTGCGCTTAGCTCGTAGCATGTCGCACCCGGCACAGCTTGACGGCTTACAATGCTATAATTATATTTTTAGGCATTGTAAACGGCTTGTTTTACGGCTTATTTTAGCGTGCTTGATAAAATCCACGCTAACACGCTTAAAGACCCTTAAAACGTCAAATACACGGCTTTAAATGTGTATATCATAAAATCATAGATTATTTTTGTTATTTTGTCAATGTACATATGCCCGGACTTATAGCCGGATAACTTGCGACAGCTCCAACGGCTGCGCGCTTGATTTTTGGCACAACAAAAAGGGATATAAAAATATCCCTAGTGGTAGCGTGTGATATATTTTCCAGCTCTGTAGTCACAAAACAATGTGACCGGGTGAACGTGCGCATGTTTCTCTACGACTTGCAACCATTCACCGCTCCTTTGAACTGTTATTTTTAACTCGTGTGACTCCATCCATTCTATACAATCGTACTTTATATAGCTAAAATCACTTATTTTCGGCACTTCATAGCCTAGCGCCTGGACACGCTTAAATATTTCTTTTTTCCCCAGGTATTCATATTTAGACATAATACGCCCCCCTATCTATAACAAGCCTTAATTATTGGGCTTATATAGTTTTTGTGGTTTAGGTAGTTATCAAAAGCCGTCTGGCGGTATTCCTTGCCACTAATAAGTGCGGTAACATCGTCACACGTGCCAAAGTCCGCGACAGCTCTAAAAATGTCCGTTATTGCTTTACGCGTGGCGCGCTCACTTGCCTGATATTCCGGCGCGCTTTGATATTTTCCGTTGTAGCGTGCTCTTATTTCACGCTCTACAGCGTCAAGCGTGGTTAGTTCGTTATCCATTCATTAACCCTCTTTTCTATTCGTGCATGGCTTACAAGTTGCCTTTTGATCTTTTCGCGGTTCATACGTGCGTTAATCTGTTTTTATTAGGTGTAAAATAACGCAAATCGCCTATAAAGGGCGCACAATTATTTGTTCAAGCATTGCACCTCTTGAGCCTGATGCAAATATAAAGGCATTTGCAAAACCTCTTGGCGCGATTATTTACCGGACGCGCGGACGGAGTGCAATATATACAGCCATAAAGCCGTATAAAAGCGCCTATAAATTAAATACATTAAATTGATAATATAAGACCTGAAAAGCCTTATATATAAAGCTAATAGCCGGAATTGCACTGGCTTAAAATCCTTTAATATTAGCTATTTAATAAAAAAATAAAAACAATCCGCCGTAGCCAATAACAAGGCACGACACAAAAAGCCCGAAAGCCTTTAAAAGCTCGATAAAGTCTCTCATA